TTTCAAGGCCCCGGCCCCAGCCCCAGACGTCGATTTCGATGCGATCCTTCTGAACGTCGGCACCGGCAGTCAGGAACAGCGCCTTCTCCGGCACCGTACCCGGCGTCCAGCGCTCACGGCGGTCGTAAAGCCTCTGCCAGTCGGGCGCTTCACCGGACTCCATCCAGGTCTCGCCCAACAATACGTTCTTGGCCGTCTTGAGGGCAGCATCATTGTGCTGGGCGTCCTCCCAGCTTCGGGCAATTCCGGCCCAACTGGTCCAGCCAACCGGCGAATAGAGCGCTGAGAGGTGATATCCGCGGGTACGCGGGTCATTTCCATCGGCTGTGGGGCGCCATTCGCCCCTGGCCAACATCTCGGTCTTGGCGGCCTCGGCGATCTCTGCGTCGCAGGCCTCACACAGGTAGTGAGCGGTCTCCGGCTTCCCCTTCTCCCAGCGCAGCCGCTCGAACTGCAGCCACTGCATAGCGCCGCAGTGGGAACACGGCACGAAGTAGCGACGCTGATCGGAGGCTTCATACTCCCGTTCAATGCGCGACAGGCCCTTGATGGTCGGTGTCGAGACCAGAAACAGCTTCTTGCGATGCCCGAACGTGGCTGTACGCGCCTCAGCCAAGGCAATCGGATCACCTTCGCCATCCACGTCACCCGGATAGGCGTCCACCTCGTCCAGGAACACGTAGCGGGCCGGCATCGATCGAAGCCCCGTTGCGCTGTTTGCACCCGTGAGGACCAGCTGCCCGCCCGGAAAGCGTTTCGCCAGCACCGTATTCCCTGAATCTCGTGATCGTGCAGGCGCCACGATCTTCCGCAACGCCTCGCTGTCCTCGATCAGGGGGTCGATACGCTGCTGCGAGTTGCGCTTCGCCAGTTCCACCGTCGGCTGGACCGCCAAGATGGGGCCTGGTGCCTGGTGGATGATGAAGCCAATGAAGTTATTGCCGGCCTCGGTAGCACCCGTCTGCGCCGCCTTCATGAACACCACCCGCTCCACAGGGCTCGAAGGCGACAGGTTCTCCATGATCTCACGCATGTAGGGGGTGCGCGAGGTCCGGTACTTGCCAGCTTCAGCGGCCGCCCTCCCCGACAGCATGCGGTGACTATCGGCCCATTCGGCGACCGTCATTAAAGGGTCGGGTGTCAGGCCGTCCGCGAGACTCTGCACGAAGGCGGCATTGCCGGAATAGTCATTCGGCATTTTCCACCTTGTGGCCCGAGTTCAAGGTTGGAGACCCCAACCTTGAAGTTGTGCGCGCATCAGCCAGAACGCTCATGCAGCCGCAGCTCGTCCGAGGCGGAGGCCTGCAGTTGCTCGCGAACGTGCTCCGTGAGAAGCGCCTCCAGCCGATGGGTATCGACCCCTAGATCTGCCGCTATCAGCGCGGAGACGCGCGCCGGCCAGCCCAACCATTGATCGCGGACCCTGCGAGCAAACGAGAAACCCTGCTCGATGGCATAGTCACGCTCGACCACCTCGCTTTTTTCTCGGCGGAGCTTCTCACGCAACAACTGAACGGTTAGAACCTTCTCCGCCGTCTTGGCATGGAGGTAGCTCATACCGCCCACCAGGGGAGAACCTGCCTCCGAAAGCGTGTCTCGAACGGCACCAACCGCCGCCTCTGGAACCGGCTTCAGCGTTGTGCTGTTCCGGGCCTTCGAAGGGTCGGCATTCCGTACCCACGCGCGATCGGCTTTGTCGCTGTCAATCGTGCCGTCCGCCTCGGTTATCAATCGCCCCGACGCGATGGCCTTTCGTACGCTGGTGTGGCTGACGCCCCGATGGGCGGCATAGCCGCGGATGGAAAGTCCCATTTATTCTTCCCTACTGGAAGCTTTTCGGGCTCTCCCTCTGCGCAACTGCGGAGTACGGCGCGTCAAAAAGCAATCTGATTGCTCACAATCAACTGGATAGCGCCCGCACACAGAGCAAATGTCCAATCAACAACGCAGTGCGGAGCCACAAGACGATGCACAAACCCAAGGACAACAGCGAAGCAGTCGATGCCTTTCTGGCGAAGAAGGCCGAGATCGACACCATGCTGGCGCGACTGGTCAATCTGAGTGCAGATCACTTCAATACCGACCCTGAGACTCTGCACTGGGGCCACGTCGGTAACCTTGAATTCTACGCAAGCCAGTTCCGTCGCGTCACAGACGCCGCGTTTCGGGAGGGCGAGCACGCCGAATAGGCAGAGACATCGGCCAGGGCCTCCTGCCCCACCTCAAGTGTGGGGCTCAGGGTCGTAGGAACCGGCACTCCCGCCGGTCCATGACCCGACAGAGACATCCCATGACCAAGCTCAACGATACTGAACAAGTGATTCTTACCGCCACTTCCCGCAACAACGGCACCGTTCCCACCCGGGAGCGCTCCAAGTCCAAGGCAGATCCACGAGCCTACGGCGCGGCAGTGGCCAGCCTGCTGAAGAAGGGCATTCTGGAATTCAGCGGTCCTGCCCGCGAAGGTGACTTCACCAAGGACGGCCAGAAGCTGGCACTCGCCAATACCGAGACGCTTGAACCTCCGAAGAAGGCCACCGTCACATCAGACGGCAAGACCCGCGACGGCACCAAGCAGGCCATGATGATCGAACTCCTCAAACGGCCCGGCGGCGCCACCCTTGCCGAAATCGTCGAAGCAACCGGGTGGCAAGTTCATACGGTACGGGGTGCAATGGCAGGCGCCCTGAAGAAGAAGCTGGGCCTGACCATCACCTCCGAGAAGGACGAGAGCAAAGGTCGGGTCTACCGGATCGCTTGACCCCCGAACACAACGCGCACCGAAGCCCGCATCGTGCGGGCTTCAACCTGTTGGCCTCAAGGTGTTGAACACGCGTCGCAGCGCGTAGGACCTGATGAGCGACACGGCTGTGAAGACTATTCCGAGCAGCAGATTGTCACCGAGCGAAGCGGTCAGTCCAAACAGCGGGAACACCAGGACCTGCGTCACAACAGCAATGCCATAGCCAACGAGGACGTTGGTCACGGCCTCCACGGCAGACATGGCACGCGACTGCATCACGCGCTGCCTTTCGACTTTTGCACGCGTGACGTCTTGAGGTCCTCGTAAGTCCGTTCCTCGCCATCGAGTACCGCGACCCCACCCGTCAGGTTCTGCCAGCGCTCGACGATGACGTCCGCGTATTTGGGATCGAGTTCCATGAGCCGTGCCGACCGACCCGTGCGCTCGGCGGCGATCAGCGTGGTACCGGAGCCACCGAAGAGGTCGAGGACGATGTCCCGGCTCTTGGACGAGTTGCGGATTGCCCGTTCGATCAGCTCCACCGGCTTCATGGTGGGATGCAGATCGTTGACGCGCGGCTTGTCGACGAACCACACGTCCCCCTGGTCCCTGGCGCCGCACCAGAAGTGGTCGGCCCCCTGCTTCCAGCCATAGAGAATCGGCTCATACTGCCGCTGGTAGTCGGCGCGGCCGAGGGTGAAGGTATTCTTGGCCCAGATGATGAAGGTCGACCATTTGCCGCCAGCGTCGGTGAAAGCTTTCTGCAAGGTATGGAGCTCGGATGAGCTCATGCACACGTAGCAGGCGCCCTTGGTGACCATCAGCAGGTTCACGCAGGTGTCGTAGAGAAATTGATGGAAGCCCTCGCCCAAAGCGTCATTCAGGATGCGCCGGTCCTTGGATATGATCTTGTTCTTGGCGGCGTTGGCGTAATCGACATTGTAGGGCGGATCCGTAACCGCCATGTCCGCGAGCTGCCCATTCATGAGGCGTTCGACATCGGACAGCACGGTGGCGTCGCCGCACAGCAGGCGGTGCTCTCCGAGGATCCACAGGTCACCGGGACGGCTGGTTGGGATGACCGGAGCCTCGGGAAGCTCACCCTCCTCCGCCTCCACGGACGCATCGTCGGCATGGCCAGCGAGATACCGGTCGAGGTCTTCGGAGAGGAACCCCAGCAGCTCGAGGTCGAACTTCTCGGTATCCAGCTCCTGAATGAGGCTGGACAGTGCTGCATCGTCCCACCCGGCATTGAGCGCTAGCTGATTGTCGGCAATGACGAGTGGTAATCCCCCCGTTTTTGGAGGGGGTTTGGAAGTAGAATTTTCTCGGTAACGTCAACGAGGAGGTTCGAATGAAGAAGAGTAGATTTACGGAGGCGCAGATCA